CGGTGATCGAAACGTTCGTGTCTTCGACCAGATCGCCGCCATCGTTGACGATATTGTCGGCGATCACGCCCTTCAGAACGGCGTGCAGCGTCCGCTTCATGGCGCGCTGCCACCAATTGCCGGTGCGGGCGTTGATGATCCGCATCGGGTCGTCGCGCGTGATGATCTTGTTGATGTCCATGTTCGCCCAGGACTTCGCGCGGAAGTTCCGGACGGTCACGGCCTGGCGGGTGTTCACCTTGTCCGCCACGATCTCGTCGGCAGGGTCGTCGTTGACCGGCTCGGAAGCGCCCGAGGTCAGGTCATCGAACGACGGCATGTCGATCACGCGCCCGGTCGCCTCGATCGCGTCGGCTGCGATGGGGTCGCCGGACAGAAGGCCGGACTGAAAGATGTCCGTCTTCTCGACATTCTCTTCGAACTGGTAGTTGGCCCACACCGCGGGCTCGATCAGGTCACTCAGTCTGGTAGTTGCCATTGCCTTGGCTTTCCGAAGCAAGGCGCGGCGGACATGAAAAAGCCCGCCGAGGCGGGCCGTTCATGCGAGGTATTCCGAGAGGCTAAAGCCCGAAGTTCCGAGGGTCTTTTCCGGCCTCGCGGATCAATCGCCGCGCGAGTGTCGGATCATTTTTCTTGATGGCCGATTGCTGCGTGACGTTCTTGGTCTCTTCCTTGAACGGGTTCACGCCGGTCGGCACGGAGCCGTGGTCGACAGTGTCTTCGCGGAACATCCGCTCGCCGATCTCCGCAAACGCCTTGGCGATCTGCGGTTCGGTGAGCGCCCCGTCAGGCAGAAGGATGCCCTTCGCCTTGTAGGACTCGACAAGCCCGAGTTTCTTCATCGCCCGGTTGGCCAGTTCGTGCTTCCGCTTGAAGCCTTCGCTGTCCTGCGGGCCCCATGCCCTGACAAGCTCGCCGTGAGTGGTTTCGACCGCCTTGCCGATCTCCGCCTGTTGGGCGGCGACTTGCTGGGCGGCCATCTTCACGAAGCCGTCATGGATGACTTGCGCCTGCGCCGAACTGAGCTTCGCATCCACGGCCCATTGCTTGGACGCGGTGGCGAGATCATCGTTGTAGGGCAAGTCGGCAGGGAGCCCTTCCGGGCGCTTATACTCGATCTTGTCGGGCGATGGAGCCGGACGCATTGCCTCCGGGAGACGGGACAGGACTTTCTCCTGCCATTCCTCCGGCGGCGCATCGGCGGCGGGCAGAGCGATCATGCTCCCCTGCCGCTGCTCCAGTTCCACGTATGACGTGAGAGCCTTGTCGAGACCCTCCGTCGAATTCCAGCCCTTTGTTTCAGCGAGCTTACGGTTGCCTTCGGAAAGACCGTTAAGCCAACTTATGGCAGCGCCCTCGGCTGATCCATTCTCCGAGGCCAACTGAGCGTTTGCGAGGTTGCCCGCCGGCTGCGCATCCGCAGCCACGGACCCTGCGTCCGCGTGTTCTGACATGCAGAATTCCTTGTGATTGAGCGGCTTCCCCAGCCGCAGGGATTACGACGGCAGTAGCGGCAGCGAATACCAAGTGGTCGCGTCCAGCGCGATCAGCATGAGGCACACGTCGTCCACAACAGTCATGGCGCTATCGGCCGCGATGGCGTTGATCGCATCGCCAGAAGCCGGCCAAATCTTCAGGTCCGCGCCGTCGCCAACCTTGATGATTACGACCTTGCCTGCCGCAGCCGCTGGGAGCACGACGCCCTTCGTGTCGTCAGCGCCGGTCACCAGATTAAACCCAGTCACAAGCGCACCTGCATTGGCGGCGGTAGTGCCAGCAGCCGCAACAGTGGCGGTCGGAATGAGCGGCATAAGGCCGAACGTCGCCAGCCCCGAGAATAGATTGGCACCGCTAAACGTGTTATTGCCGGATACCGTGTTGTTGCCGGCCTTCTCGAAATCACCGGTTACATTAGCCGTATCGACGGGGTTGCGTCCGAACGTCCTGGCTTGTCCTTTTGGCATTGTCGTTGTCCTTTTAAAGACGAGCGCGATCCCGGCCCAATGCCAGTCGCTCCGGAGAGAAGTTAAGAAACGTCAGCACCTTGGCGAAGATCAGCCGCTGCGCCATGCGCTGAGCGCAGTGCTCGGCATAGCCGCTGGCTGTGCCGTGCGCCTTCATCCAGGATTCGAACTCGGGAACCTTGTAGTAGCCGGTTTCCTCCGCCAGCCATGCCACAACCATGCGGCCCTCTTCGGGGGAGCACTTTCCGTCATGGACATGCTGCCAGGCTTCGGAGAGCTGCTGGGGCGTCGGCGCGTCGGTCATGCGCTCCCCTGCGGGGCCATGTTACTCAGCAAGCCGCTGTCGCGAAGCTGCACAGCGGCGGGGACGGCATCCTTCGCCAAGGCGCCTGCCTGCTGCAGCGCCTCCATCCCGGCCTGTGCCTGTTGTGCCTTGGCACGCGCCTCACGAAGCTTCACCACCTCATCGTCGCTGCGGAGCACCCGCTGCGGGGCACGGCCGGCGCTCTGAACCACCTTGATCGCCTCGTCCAGATCGATGTTGTCCATGACGGTCGGATCAACCTCAGCCATCTGCAAGGCCGTGGCGACGAGCTGCACGGTCTCTCGCGCCTCCGCGGCTCGCCTCAGGATGTCCAGAGGGCTGGTGAAGGTCGGGCGGATGCCCTTTCCTGCCAAGCTGGGAGGCGGCAGATACTGCGAGTCCTGATCGTAAAGCCCCTTCGCCTCCAGGATGCTCAACTCGCGGTCCAGATTCGACGCAAACCCCGCCTGGATGATCGACCCGGACGGGCCAAGCAGGGCGCCCTTTTCTTCCTGCCGGATCAGGGCCTCAGTCGCGGTCATCTGCGGGTTCTGGATCAATGTCTGGAAGAGGTTCACGAACATGGTCTCGCGCAACTCTTCGGTGCGGCTCTTCACATACTCGCTCGCCCAGGCGATGTTCGCGCCCGTATTGATCGGCGCAATCAGCATCCGGCCCTGGTCGTCCATCAGGCCGGGATAGTTCTCCCCCGGATTGAGCGTGGGGGAGTAATCCAGTTCAGCCTTGGACGCGGTCGACGGGTCGGTGATTTGCTGCAGGGCGCGCAGCATGGTGCGGCGGATCGCGTTCGTCTCCCGGATCGTCGCCAGCGCCTCGATGGTCGGGGACAGCCCGTAGGTGTCACCCTCGTATCGCCGCCAGTTGAAGCAGGAGACGGGGAACGATTGCAGCGGCCCGTCGCGCAATATCTCTTCTTCGTCCTCGATCACATGGTAGGATACGAACGGGCTATCGAGGTAAATCCACTCCCCAGCCAGGTCATACATCCGCCGCTCGTCTCGCGGCTGGATCGCCTGCACCAGCGCGATTTTCTCCCAGCATTTCACCGAGTCGTTGGCGAGGTTCTTCAACTTGGCAGGCAGCTTCTCAAACCCGACGATTTGCGCGACTTGCCGAATGGTCCGCTCATAGCGCCGGTGGAAGATGTCCACCTGACCCCAGCGGTTGCGGGCGATATAACCCTCCCCCACCGGGATCGAGCAATAATAGATGTGGTTGGCGCCCCAGCCTTCCTCGCCGTATAGGTAGCCGGGTCCATAGCGGACAACGTTGCGAAGGATAGCCTGTGTTGCGGGGACAAAATTCGACCCAGCCGAATAGCGAATGCCGAACAGAAAATCCCGGACCTTCTCCGCCCACTCCTTCTCTTCGTCGGTCTCCTCATCATCAATTGCAGCCGTGGACAGGCCATGCCACTTTTCCGATTGCGGGATGATCAGGCTTTCCAACCCCGCCGTAAGCCTGTTCGATGCCGAGCTGATCGAATTGTCATAGACCTCGACGCTGCGGCGCTCGGAACGCTCCGCCTGGCTCTCCCGGCTGGCACCCCTGCCCCCGCGCAAGTTCATCGGCGGCGCGTCCGGGTCACAGAACGCCGCTACCTCTTCCCAGGCCGTCTCATAGTGCGAGCGCTCGGATTCAAGCTCCGTTTGCCGCTGCAGGATTTCGCGCGCCAGCTTGCGCCCGTCGCTGCCTTGAGATTGATCGGCAGTCTTTGCTCTGTTTGCCATTTAGGCAAGCCGCACCCAGTCGACTTCGCCGACCAGTTCAGCCACCTTCCAGAACGCCAGGAGCCAGATCAGCGCGCCAAGCGACAACAGGAAGAGCAAGGCACGGGTCATAGCGTCTCCGTAATGCTAGTGAAGGTGAAGCCCTTGCTCGCCGGCACAGAGCGGAAGGGCACGGCCGTCGCGCCGCCCCCGTCGTTCAGATGGAACACCTCGTCGTGAACATTGATGACGCCAGGGTGTTCACTGAACGAGAGGAACAGCGCCTCCGGCTCGTTCAAGCAGCCGGCCACATCGAAGTTGACCACGTTCTCGTAGCTCTCAGCACTGAACGTCGAGGTCGGCTCGTGGTTAGAGTAGTAGACCGCGCCCCCAATGCCTGCGTTGAGTTTCCGGCCGTCGTTGGTCGAGGTGTTGCGGCGGATAATGTTGTTGGCCCACTCGCGGCTTCCGGCAGGCTGATACATTATCCAGCCGAAGCCTTCGTTCTCCCAACTCTCATTGTCTTCCATAATGGAGTTGGTCATGCCGCCGTCGAAGTCGAAGCCGTTACCGTCAGTCCCGGAGCCCGTTCGATTGTGGTGGCTCTGGTTGTGGTGCATCCACAGGTCATTGCAATGCCAAGCCCAATTACCGCATGGGCCTGCCGCGCCGGTATTCAGCCCGCCATTCTCGTAGGTTACGTTATGGGCGTCCTCAACGCCGTCGATGAACTCTAGGAGGATGCCATTGCCGCTCGCCCCGGCACCTGCCACACCGACGTTATGGTGTGACCTGTTCCGCAGGACCTTAAAGTTGCTATGGTTCCACCCAACTATTCCATTTACGCCCTTAACGTCGATGCCGTGCTGGAAATTATCATAAGTCTCGTTGTCGGTAATCTGAACATCAGTATACCCGGATGTCTCGGAGCCCGCCTGAACATGAATACCAGAGTGAGCGAACCCGGAAACGTCAAGATGGTGAATGCGAAGGTAGGACTTGACGGTGCCATCGTTCACCAGACAGCGGAGGCCGGAGTTGCTTTGAGTGCTGTGCCCTGTGTTTACCCCAGGTCCAGTCAAGATGAGATGGTGGATGTCGTAGCCACCCGCATTCGTGACCAAGATAGACTCGCCCGCGGTTGACCGCGTGATAGTCGCCTCTCCGGTTCCATAGGACGTGACTTCGATCGGTGATCCGGCCGTTCCAGCATCGGCCGTGCCGAACGTGAGCGGACCCGCAAAGGTATCCCCTCCCCGCAACCATAGTGTGTCTCCCGGAAGCCAAGTGCGGGCGTTCGGGTTCGTGAGATCAAGCCAGGCTGTCGCTGGCGTCAGGCCGTCAGCGCCGTTGTCTCCCGCCGCGCTGACAAAATAGGAGCGTCTAGCGGCTACAATCGTGCGCCTTTTGGAGCGCTTCATGTCGTCAGGTTCCCGGCCACGTTGAAGACGTTTGCGGCAGTCGCCACCAGCGACGCCGAGCCATGCTGGCCGACGATCTTCAGCGCCCCACCGTAAGAGTTCAGCGTCACGCCATCGGCAGCGATCGTCACTTGCCCCGCGCCGGTCTGAATGAGATTGCAGTAAAATCCCGCTCCAAGGCCCGCAGGCACGGTCAGCGTGATCGCGGCAGCATTGCTCAGCGTGACCGTCTTGCCGTTATCCGAAGCGACAAGCGTGTAGGACGTGCCAGTCTGGGCGTTGAACGTCTCGGTCAGGTCGAGGATAGCGGCGGAGAGTGCGATGGTGCCCATTGGATTTATCCCGCCAGAGCTGCCATTGCCTTCCACGTCCCCGGCGTTCCCGCCGTCACGCAGACCCAGCCCGGCACGCCCGAAGCGGAGGGCTCGCTATTCCAGACCCGAGCGCCGCGCAGCCACGTTCCAGCGGCAGGCGCGGCGGTAAAACCGGGCGCGTCGGACTGGCTGAAAACTATCCCTGCCTTGGCCGCGTCATTGAGGTTCCACGTCCCACCCAGCGCATTGGCTATCGTGATGCTTTCCGCCTGCGAATAGTCGATGGTGCCGCCGCTCTGAACGTCGACTGCCTGCTGGTCAAAGCCGCCGGCAAAGCGAATATTGGAGAGCTTGGACGAGCGGAACGACCGCAGGCGCACGCCATAGCTCGACTGGCCGGAGGGCGCGTTGGTGCTGCCTTGCAGGTAGAGCCCGCCGATGTCGCAGCCGTTCACGCTGTAGATATCGAGCCCGACGTTATTGCCCTCGAAAGTCCCACCCCTTATGAGCGA